GGGTAGGCGCCTCGATGAGTTCAATCTTACCGAGACCTAGCATAATTTCTAGGAAGTCGTCTTGAAAGTCCTCGGGAAGCACGTCCCCCGCCGTCAGTACGTGGTTCGGTCCCTTAGTTTCAAAGGGAACTACTGCACGGTACTGACGACGGGTTTCGTTGCTCATGATTAGATGATACCTGACCAGAAGTAACCGAGGTCAGCAGCAACAACCTTGTTGTCGAAAGCGATTTCGCCTTCAACACGGTCGGCCTTCAACTCTTCCATGCGGAAGCGTGAAACACCAACGGTCGTGCCGAGTCCACCGGAAACGCCAGTCCACATGAATGTGTAACCAGCAGATGGGGTCATCAAACCTGGGTTTGGAGCGGTGTAGCAGAGCAGAGCGTTGTTACCAACAGTGAAGTTGTAAGACTGGGCGTTTGAGCCTTCCTTACCGCTGTTGACAACTGCCTTAGCAACGAGAACACGGTCAACACCGAACAATTGTGCGAGGAGGTCCTCAGTAACAATTGCACCGGCTTGGGTGTACTTGTAACGGTCTACGAGCAATGGGTGGTTCTTCAGGGTCTGGAATACGGCGTAGCCGAGAACGAGCGTGTTGGGCTCGTAACCAGTGTTCTGAAGAATGGTGGCCTTCGCCAACTCAACGTCCGTAATTGGGTTTGAGTTGTATGAAGTTGCCTCCACGTAGTCGCTCCACTTGTAAGTGGTGCTACCCGCCGAGTACGAGGATGAACCCGTAACGTTGTTAGCCCATACGCCTGATGCAAAGTAGTCAGTAGCCCATTGAACTTCACGACGGAGGAGCAAACGCTGAGTTACAAACTGCGTTGCTTCCATGTCAGGGTTCAGAGGGTTGTCTGAGTTTGCACGGGTCTGGTCGCCAATGTCCTTGTGGAAGGCGAAAACGTCGGCAGAGTAGTTGTCGGTTGACAGTCCGTAGCCTGAACCAGCAGATGCAGTGCCATCGGCACGGCGCTGAGCCTCGTCACGGAACCAGTCGTCCTTGGTGTACTTGAAGTAAAGGTTGCTCTTCTTGTCAACAGGTACTACTGGGAATACCTTGTCGGCGATGAAGTTTGCAGTGTTCTGAATGTATGCAACCGAGATGTTGGTCAAGATTGCATCAATGTGAACGTTATTTACGTTTGGCTGTGGCATGGTTTATTCCTCTCTGCCTTATGCAGCACGGCTTGCGTTGCCACAGTCGATGACTACGGTGATGATGTCACCGGAGACGCCTGCGGTCAGAGCCGTACCTAGGATGTACTTAGTGGTGTCAGTGCCGGGAACGATTGCAACGGCGGTGCCAGTTGCAGAAGTACCGATTACTGAACCAACGGAAATGCTTCCACCAGCAACAACCTTGGTGACGCCCGAAATCGTGATTTCTGATTCCGAAACGCCTTCGAGTGCTGAAGCAGCGCTGAACCAAGCACGTGGCTGGTTCTGGAGGACACCAAGCGGACGGTCAGTAGCGGCGCTCACAGCAGTGGCAACCGAGCCTGATTCGTTCGCACCCGTGATAGATGCCGAAGCAATCTTCACGAAGGTGAACTGTGATTGAAGAGCAACTGAGGTGCTGGTGCCTGACGCTGCTGAAGCGTCTGCGACCATCGTTACCTTAATTGCATATGGATTCTGTTCGTAAGCCATGACTTATCGTGCCTTCTCGTTGAGGTAAGCGGTGTAGAGGTCAGGGTTTGACTGAGCAACTGACATCAGAGCCGACTCGAATGATGGTGAAGTGCCGTTGGCAACTGCTGCCTTGGCAAGTGATTCCATCTTCGAGAAAGCGTCGTCAGAAGCAGCAGGTGCGTCCGTTCCGATTTCGGTGAATACAACGTTCGCTTCAAGTTGAGCGTTCGCTGAGTCGAGGGCCTTAACAATCTCGGTGGCAAGTGCGCCGTCAACTTCTGAAAGTTGGCGAAGGCTTGGACCTACGATTGAAGGGTCAAGGTTGAGTTGTGACCATTGGGCAGCCTTCAGTACAGCAGCCTCGTCAGCACGAGCGTTACGCTCGGCAATGAGGGCCGACTCTGAAGCCTGAGCCTTGCGGAGAGCAGCCTCAGCGGTGGCCTTGCTTTCGTCAAGCATCTTCTTGACTACAGCAGGCATCGCCTTAACAATCTCAGCCTCGGTCGCCAACTCTGGAATGACAACAACTTCTGCGTTGTCAGTAAGAGCCGTTTCAGGCATAGTGATTCCTTCCGTCTTGGAAACTACTGAAGCGGGCGCCTCAGTAGGGTTGCCGTCACCATCACTGGTTGGGCGGAGTTCGTCAAGTACGGCAGTAACTTCGGAAGGATTGGCAGACTTCATTACAACCCATCCATCGTGAAGGTGGGCAGGGTGGTCAACACCACTGGTCTCCTTGATGTTGAGTCGTACTAACTTTCGTGCCATGTACTCTTCCTTGCGACTTGTTCCGTGTGGTAAAAACCCAACGGTCTTGACAAAACAAATCGTAGAGTACGTTTTGGAAAATGCAAGTGTTGACTAGAAGGGGAAGTCTTCCTCGTCATGCCAAGCCGGGCAGATGTCCTTAAATGAACACCAGTTTTCGCAGAGATTGTTCTTTGTTGCTGGGAAAAAGCCAGCCTCGTACCACTCTTCAATCTTGCCCCAAGCCTGACGAACACGTCGCTCGGCAAGTTCGATGTCATTGTCTGTCACGCTTAGTTCAAGTGTTTTTCCAAACTGGACATAGAGAAGTCGGATTGTCTTTGGTCGCTCACCAAGCACTTGTTCGCACAAATAGGCGTAGATTTTCGCCGGGAGAAGTGCTGAATCCTTGTACTTTCCAAAGGGAACTTTGCCCGTCTTGTAGTCGACAATTATTAGGGAACCGTCAGGGTCACGGTCAAGGCGGTCGAGGATTCCACGGAGCCCGAATCCGCCCATGTCTAGGTCGTAGCGAACTTCAATCCCCTCTGAGGTGACGGATGTGGGGTCTTCCATTGTGAAGTAAGTGCGGACGTATTTGGAGACATCGGCCAGAAAGGTCTGAACGCCCTTCGCATCGAGTTCCATTTCTTCGGCGATTTCGGCGCTCAAAGAGACGGGCACGATTTCTCGCATAATCTCCAGCGCAAGTTCCACGCTTCGCTCCTGTGGTGATTCTGCGGTGCGAAGAAACATCGTTTCCAAGACTTCGTGGAAGAAAGTTCCCCTGTATGTTGCCATCTTCTTCTTCTCTGGCAACTTTTCAATTGAAACGTATTGGTACTGCTTTGGGCAAGTTTCAATCTGATTGACACGACTTGGAGAAATGCCGGTCGGCTTGTTGCTCAGGTAAACTGGGGTTGAGTTCATCCCAACAACATAGCAGACTGGTGTGACACCAGTGGTGGACTACAGAGAAACTGGCTTGTTGTGGTCAGAGTGCTTTGAGAAAAGACGGTCAATCTTTTGCGCCAACTTCATTGCGCTCTTGATGTCTTTTGCAAACAAAGAAAAGTCGTACATTGGTGAAAGTATTCCGCCAAGGTTTTCACGACGAATAATACGGAGTTCTGCGGGCTGGTCTTTCCCCGCCCAAATCGTGTACCGATAGGGGGAGTTGTCAGCGGTGATTTGGTCAAAGTCCTCTGAGCGCCAAGTGAGTTTTGCCATGATTACTTTACCGATGGCTCTACTTCTTCGGCGTACTGAACAAGGTGCGAGAATGGCTCCAGTTGCTCGATTCGGCGTCCAGAAATCTCTACGGCGTTCACCAAGTATTGGTTGTGAACACGGAGTTCATCGTTCTCCACCAGAAGCGAGTTGTATCGCTCTTGAAGGTCAAGTGCGAGTGAGATGAGTTGACCAATATCCCCAGCGTCGTAGGCGTCCTGGGTTACGGCTTGCCAAACCTTGTCTGATGCTTCTTTGATTGTCTGCGTCACGGTATTCTCCTTTGTCAACAGATTCTCCACAGATGTTACCATACCCTTGTCACTTTACCGTACTTCCCCAACGTATCGTAACCATGTGCTTGGATTTTCCGAATCTGGTGTTAATTCGACTTCCGTGATTCTTTGACAATGCAGACAGTGGACGATGAAGGTGCCGTCTTTGGATTCCGGGTTCCTGACCCGCCAATCATGACGACAAAAACCCTCTGTTTTACCGTCAACGACCTTTATCGAGCGACGATAGGGGTCACGGAATATCTTCCCCTTTTGTTCCAAATCTCGGACAATTCGTAGGGCAGTGGAAGTGCTTCGGATTTCAAAAGCCCTGCAAATATCCCTAATTGTTGGTGAACAGCCAAGTTCGTCCCAGTATCTAGCGACGTAACGAACCACGTCATCGCCGGTGCGAGACGTGTAATTGCTTCGTTCCATCACTTCTTTTTGATTGTAAGTTCGCTGAATCGTCGTCCCGCCATTTTCTTGTTAAAGTGCTTGATGTTGTTGGCTGTAATGCCAATCCTGGTCGTATTCAACATAATTGCCAGCAAATCACTGGCATCTTGCGAAACGTACCCGGCGTCCTCAATCGCTTCCGGCGTGGGAAAGACATCAGCGTGTCGGTCGGAATCTGCGTCAATCAAGTCGTCCTGTAGACCGCCGGTGCTAAAAAGATAGCGGAAGTTGACTGGGAAGAACTTGCGCTTCTTGAACATCGCAACCTCTTTGGTGTAGGCGTAGAAAAGAACGTCGGGGTTCTTCTCGGCAATGTCCATCCACAAATCTAAGTACTCTTCGGAAAAGAAGTCCCCAGAGTCGTGGATTCTGACTGCGGAGCCTCCGTTTTTAGCCCACTCAGAGAGCCACTCGTCTTCGACCATGTTGCTGAAAGACCTTGGTTCTCCGTTTGGACGGAACCTTGGCTTAGACAATTCTGCGTTAATCGCATCAGTCCATTCATTTGGGGCGTCTAGAACCATCTCCAGGTTTCTGAGGTGTGCAGACCTAACGTTGCTGAACATAAATGTGCCATTTCGGGCGTAGCAATACTGGGCGCATACGCCTGCGTTCGGACAGGTCTTGAATAGTTTCCCGCTGGAAAGGCGTACATTCCACGCTGGAAGTGTCCAGTTCCAAATTCGGTCTTTGCGTAGTTCGGAGTTTGATTTGAGAAGGTCAGCCATTTTGGTACCTTTCCGGAACAGGTCCTTTGTAGGGGGAGCCGTCAGCACTTTGGTCGACGGGGAATCGGTCTGAGCAATTGGCGCACGTTACATAGGTTTTGGCACCCATTGTCCTAAGCACCCAGTTGTGTTTGCAGGTTTTAGCCATTATTTTTCCTTCGTTTGATTTCGTTCAACATGGTTTGAATATCCTGGTTCCACTTATCCATGTCGTCTTCGGTTTCAAAGTCCGGTGAATAAATGGTTACGCTGTAAGTCCCGTCGGGCTCGTGCAAGCATTTTGCGTGAACGTCGTCAAATCGCCAGTATCCAACTGGTACGTTCTCAGTGGACATCTGCCTGGGCGTAGTCTTGTGCGTCTTGCTCCCAAATGGCAAGATTCCCTAGTCGAACCATGTGGACACAAGGGTCGTAGCCCTCTTCCCACAAACGTTCTTCCTTTTCCCCGGTCGGTGAACCGTCATGCGTGTTGCAGAAACTTTCGGAGCAAAATCCGTTCTCTACGCCGACTTGTAACCACTGTTCAAATGTCATTGCGTAACGGTATCAAAATGACCGATACAAAGCAAGTCATTCTCTAGCAGTTGTCGCCAGACCATTCGGGGTAAAAACCGCTGTTTCGGACGTAGTACCAAGAAGCAACTTCAAACTGCTCCGTGACACTGGCCTCATTAGCAAACTGGGTGGTGATTCCTAGTTCATTCGCACCGGCTTGCCAAATCCACGGGAGGAATTGGAAGATGCCCCCGGCGCCCGAATTGACATTCAGGTCGTTCGGGTTTAGGTGGCTCGGCGTTGAGCGACTTTCATCCCACATGATGCAGATGAACCCAGCCCGGCTGGAAGCAGGGAGGATTGACATTGGGCTCGGCGCTACTGGCGGTGCCAATGGTGCGTTGTCAACGTGGGCATAGAAAACAGCCTTTTCGGTGGCCTGCGTTTGGACGGCAGGGGTCACGGAATGGTTAGAGGCCGGAGTGCTTCCATGGAAGGCTCCTACTGTCGTAGCGAGGGCTAACACAACCCCTCGCACCGTACCTCTCAACGGGCTCCAATGCCAGAGGAATACAAACCAAGCAACGATGCTCGGCTACTTACGTTGGTGTTCATAGAACAACCTCCTTGGGTAGTCGCCCCCGTGGGGGCTTCAACCATTCTAGAGGAATTAGCCATTTAGGTCAAGAATACCGACCTATAGTGGCTCAAAAGCCTTTATTTGCTTGGCTTTTGGTTTGCTGACCATTCCTTCATGAATCCGTTCCAGGCGGGCATGGTTTCATTCAAAATGTTCATCCGAAGGCTCTCTGGGACGCTTGCGTCAGATGTCAGTGATTGCATTTTTTTGTCTGCCCTGGTTATCTCGGCATTTGAATAGTGTGCGCTTTGGGCAAGGTCTAGAAGTTCGTGGGCGTCTGGTTCGTAACTAAAGGAAAGGCCGTGGTCGATTCCCAAAAGTCGCTCAGTGCCGTCGTGTTGAAAAACCATGACGTTTCCGACGTTGCGGTCAGGGTTGCCGATTGCTTCATCGAGGAACTGGACTCGTGCCATGTCTGTCTGAGCCTTTGCGCCCATTGTCTCGGCCACTTCCGACGGGTCAAGGTCTTCATCAGTGCTGATTACCTTTCCGTCAACGAATGGGCTAAGGACATCGCATCTTCCGCTGGGGGTCTTTTTGATAATTACAGCGTCACGGACTGGGGCATCTAGCGCCTTTCCAATCTTGGAGGCTAGAACTTCTTTGTCCGCATCCTCCTGGGTCATGCCGTGCTTGATGATTCCGATGGAGCCGTCTGCCAGTTCGACTTTGGTAAAACCAGTGTTTTGGACGCCACCAAGAATCTTTTTGTTACCCAACTTTTTGGCAACCTCGGTCGTCTTCAGAGCCTGAAAACCACCAACTTTTTCATATTGGTTTCCGTGAAACTCATGCCCCGGCTTGTCGCCCTTGGTGATTTTTTCTGCCTTCTCACGCTCTAACATCGCCTTGTAGTGGAGTTCATTTGCGCCGTCAAAGTCGCCCATAAGTTGGGCAATCTTTGCGTCTTCACGTAATTCCTCTGCCTCGACGAGGTGTTTATTGGGCTTCGCCTTTTCAACACCGGGCTCTTTTGCATCCTCTTCATCCCACTTAACAACGCTGGGGTTTACAATGACAACTTCGTCATTTTGCTCATCCCCGAAAATCCCGCCACCATTGTGGTGAATAACCATTCCGTCGTAGCCATTTGCTTTTAGCCATTCTGACTCTGGTTCGTTTGCAATTTCGTCTGGGAGGTCTTTGCTGTCAATCAATTTTGCCGATGGGCTAATTGTTCCTGACATGACATGTGGCTCGGTTGGGTTTTCAGTTCCATAGCCGTTTGCATAGGCGTGTGCCATGTCGTAACTGCTTGTCATGTAGAGAGCATCTCCCGATGTCCCTCGACCGATTGAGCCGTCGAGGGTCGCTTGGCGACCAGCGGAACTTGTCACGCCACGATAGACACGTATGCCCCCGGTGTATTGATTGCCATGAAAAGCATGTCCAGCAACGTCACCTTTTTGAATTGTTTTTTGCTGAAGGTATACGTTCGTGTAACCAGCCGATTTCGATTGACTGACAACAACGAAATCCCCACTTACAATTTGCTCGTGGAAACGGGCAACGCCCCCGTATTGGTTTGTGTCAAGTGCTTTGGTTCCTGCGGGAAGGTGAAGTATTACTTTCAAATTGCTTCTAGGCGTACTGTATATTTTATAGCCTTCTCTTTTTGAAGCAAAATCTCTAGCAACGCTCGGCTTGTCAGTAAATGAAGCAAGTGTCATTTTCAGTTCTTTGCCAATGCCGTATTTTTGTTCGAGTTCATTTGGTGGAACGCTCACACCCGAAAACAATTCCGACTTTGATGGCGGTGCGTTTAGAACTGCGTTTTGCAGTTGCTGGCTCCATGAATCGCTTAACTGACGCCACTTATCAGTGTTGTCTGTTATAGACCAAGCACGAACCAATCTTTGTACGGGAATTTCTTCTCCGCCCTGACCTGCTTCATACTGATTTCCGTGGAAAACGTGCCCCTCTACATCGCCCTTAGCGATTTCGATATTTGGGTTCTTAACTGAAAGTGAGGCAATCTCGGCGCATTGTTGTGGCGTCCAAGAAGAACTGTTCCAAACGTATCCGTCTTCACCGATTTGACCCGTTGGTGTGGTTGTTCGACCAATCGCCTGGTGATAACCCTCGGCGCCTCGACCAGCGGTCGCTGTTACGCCCCAGCCGTTTTCGCTTGCGTATTTTGCCAGTTCATACTGAATGGCCGTCGCAGCGCCAGGCACTTTATTGGTTGAGCCCAATTCAGGGATGTAGACGTTCCCCTTGGCATCGGTGTTTCCAATTCTCATGATGGCGCAGATTTGGTCGTTCTTGTCTGTTGCGACAATCATCTTTCCGCCACTCGACATAAAGTCGTTAAGCGTATCTTCCATCATTCTGTAACCGTTGGTGATTCGAAGAACTTGCGTCTTCATCTCTGGGTCGGTTGTGTTTTCAAGTTTCTTTTCTGATGAGGCAAGGGCTCGGTCAATCTTTGCTGCTTGACCCTTGGAGTAGTCGTTTTCGCCACCCTCGCCCTTACCAACGCCCCAAAGGGATGGGAACTTATCGTAGGAATCTTGACTGCTCTTGCAATCGTAGAAGGTTACTTTGCCACCCTTACTAAAAAACTTGCTGGCGGAGTCGGTAATGAACTGCTTGGCGTCTGGTGATACTGAGCCTCCACTTTCGCCAGTCTCATATTGGTTTCCGTGGAATGGATGTCCTTCAATATCGCCCTTTTGGATTGTGGCGTAATTCTCTATTTTTTGGAACTTGTCAATAAGAGATTCCAAATTGGCCATCATGTTGTCAAACTTGTCCGACATACCGATTGTGGTAAAAATGCCACGAAGGGTTTCCAACTTTGGCTTCAGAATCAAAAGGCTTTCGGCGTTTACTCCGTGGTTCCAAAGTTGAGAAATCAACTCAGGTGATGGTTCACGAAGCCTGAAGTTACAGAGTGCGTGGTCAATACCCACAATTCGACCATCTGTTGCGAACATAAGGTTCTTAGGTCGTCTGTCGGAGTTCGCTGTGAGGTAGTCAAATAGGCGAAGCGAGGCACCTTGGTGGTTGTCTGGTACATCGTCCCCGCCACGCTCTTCGCCCGATTCTCCGAGGATATAGGGCATGATTACGGTTTTTGCGTCAGTTGATGAGAAAAGGCAGTCACGGACGGGGGCGTTCATTACTGCGCCAACACGGGATGCTAAAAACTCTTGGGCTGCTAGGACTTCGGCCTTGTAAAGGCGCCCGGTCTTGTTTCCGTACCAGTCCTTCATTTGCTTTTCGATTCCACGGGAACCGTCGGCAAAGTCGACGTAGGTGAAGCCGTTGTTCTGGTTGCCCTTGAACTCTCCTTCGAGCGGTGCCCTTCGAACTATGTCCGTATTGGTGAAGGTTTGGAAGTTTGGCTGGAAGATGCCCTTCTGAACACCCACGCCAAGATACGTCATCTTCACAACTCCGCCCTCGTCAGAATCAATTCTGAACGATGAGCCTGATGGTAAAACCAGTTCTGACTCATTTTGCAAGATTCCAATTGCATTGCTTCCTGCGGGGACGGTGATTTCTGCCACTGCTGGAATCGCCAGACTGCGAGAAAAGTTTTCGGCTACGGGTTGCCTGAGAGACGTTGACACAAATCCTTTGTCCGTGAATATATCGCCAGAACTAAGTGTGTTGTTGTTCCCCTTGTTCGCCCCCATGTTGAATTTGTCCACGCCACGAAAAACGACAGCCCCCGTTTTTAAAGTATTAGACATAATCGCCTTTTGCATTATGTCCACGGCGGGTGCCTTACCGCTTGGGTACTCACCCGTTCGAAGCCCGGTGTTGATGTTTTGGAAACCGCTCACTGTGTATGCGGTAAAAGCGTTCTTTTCGGCACTTGTAAGGTTTGAGTCGGCTGGGGTCATGCCACTGCCAACTTGGTCGGTAAAACCAGTGCAGTTCTGACGTATCCAGTCGTAGGACTTTAAGACGCCATCCCACTCGTCGCTCTTTTGCCACGGAAGTATTTCAGGACGTTCCAAAGTAGCGGTTCCACCTTCGCCCCCCGTGTACTGATTACCGTGGAATTCGTGACCTGGGGTGTCACCCTTGGAAACCGTTTTGGTAAAAACAACGTCGCCTGCTTGCCAGACGAAGCGGTTACTTGTCTTCATTCGCTTCACCCAATGCACCCTGAATGTAGGCAACGCTTATTGGTTGGATGTGGTCGGTCGAACTGCTTGACTCATCTTCGTTTTCAAAATTTGCCTGGGTATCGGGTAGGAGGACATGCTCTGCGGTGTCCAAGTAGCCCCAGTCCTGAGCGCCTTGCTTGAACGGTGGGTTTTCGTACTTTGTAATCTGTGATTCGGCTGGAGAGTGTGTCGGAGCGACAGACATCATGTAGGCGGTCTTGGCCTGCTGGTCTTGCTCGCCCGCTTTTTCTTCCAAAATCCGTGCATTGTCGGCGCTGTGAGGGTGGTTTGATGAGCGTTCATGGTTAGCAGCGTCCCGAAATTTAGAAGCAGCGAACTGATGTGCGATTGTCGCTGACTCCCACTTGCCCAATTGACGAAGTTGGTCGCCCTTCATGGCAGATTCTTGGGCACTATCGGCTGAGTGCTTTGCCGGTGCTGAAAAAGTTCCAAGCGGGTCGTAGTTTTTCGTCATCTGGTTTTCCACGACCGGCGTTATTTCGCACTGGCAGTTGGGGTGCAACGGTGGCTGAACGTCGTCGCCCATGTCATGGACACCTTCTTCCGCCTCGCATTGCTCGCAAGCGGTTTCCGTGCAAATCCAATTAAATTGGCTGATTCCAGCCTGGTCGTAGACCCCCAGAATCCCAGCGTTGTATGCCCTTACGGATTCGGTGAGGAGAATCATGTTGAGACGGGCGGGGTTGTTGACTAGGGCATTTATTTGGCTCGTCACATCCCCAATGTCTGCTCCGCTGATTATGCCCTGTTGGATTGAGGTGGCGATGAGTGAAAGGGTCGTCTTATCCAGACCTTTAAGAATCTGAGCCTGATTCTTCATTAGGCCGTCGAGTGCTTTTTGGGCGTCTGGATTGGAAAAACCAACTTGCCCCGCACCCGCCAAAACGCCAGCATTTCCAGATTCGAGGTAGAGACTCGTCAAAGCCTCTGCCATTGGCCCTGAGTCGATGGTGATTGAGTTGTTTACCGCATTTTGAGCGACGCTGGCGATTGTATTTGGGTCTGTTGAACCGTTCAGTTTCTTGTTTGCCAAGGCAAGGGCGGTGGCAACTCCTGCGATTCCGCCGACAAGTGCTGAACTCATTTGAACGTGGTGGGAAGCAACAACTCCCGCAATGACGCTATTGAGAATCCCGCCCTTTTTTACTTCTTCATTTTGGTCAAGGGCGCTTTTTTCCAATGTGGCCGTCTTTTGGTATTTACCGCCACGACGCTTGTATTCTTGTACGACCCAGCCGTTGGCGACCGCTGAAGGGTAGACATCAAACTTGGCCTTTGCCTCTGTTTTTACCTTTTCATAGAGGTCTTTGTCTGTGGGCTCGCCTTTTCGCCCAGAAAAAAGCCCCGTGTAATCAGGCTCTTCTTCGGTTTTTTTTACTTCCCCCTCGGCCTTACCTGCTGGTTCTCCAGTGGCGTCAATGTGGCGAAGTTGGCAGAATCCCTCTGGATTGTCGATGTGCTTGCCTGCGATTGCTACGCAAGCCTCAAAATCCCCAGGTGAGCCCCAATTTATCTGGCCATCCGCTCCAGCGTTGTACCAGTCAATTAGCCCCTGGGCGTTACCTGCCTTGTGAATCTCTATTTCACGAGCGTTGGACAACCATGCGCTGATTTCATTGTCTGCTCTGCTCATAAAGACCTTTAAAAGTGGGGTTAGAACTACCCCCTACTTTATCCCAACAATTGGAAAGTGCGAGAAACTAAAGGTCTACAGTTGGGTCACTGTCAAGGCTGTCAAGGGCTGGGTCGCCCTTCCAGTACTTGTCAAAGAATGATGCGCTTGGCTTCCAAGTCTTGTTAACAGAATCCCATGCCTGGGGGTTTCCTAGGTTCTTCTGAACCCTGTAGTAAGCAATCGGCCTGTTGTCCTGGTAAGAGGTCAATTGAAAATAGAGGTAATCCTGGTTTTCGTCGCTCATCCTACATACTCCTTTATTTGCTCACCTGTGAATAATTTTGGCAAGGTGAATATTGCCCCATTTGTCCAGTTGTTACTTAAAATGTCAAACGTTTCCTGGTCAGAAATGTGTTTTTGACCAGCGTTCTCAACTGTATAACGCTTGCTAATAGAATCGATAAAGATTTTTGCCAATCTAGTAACTTCGGTGAACTCGCCGTTGCTGATTGTTGCCGAGCCAAGAACGCCCTCCAACGGCTGGGCGATGCTGTAAAAGTAAATGCTTTCGCTCATAAACTAAAATCCTCTCGGGGACTACTATACAACTGTACGGTACTAGAAGTCAAACGACTTCTTTACGGCCGGGGTTCCAACCGTGTTGGCAAAAGGCGGGATTGGGACGGTTGCCCACATGCTTCTCATTTGGGCTTGACCCTGAGTGTATTCTTCCGAGTTCGGGTCTTTTGTCCGTGTCGCTTCGTAGAGCGGGTGAACTTCGTCAATCATGGCGAGCGATGATGGCGTGTGGAACTGCAACTCAAACAATTGGTTTGTAACGGAGTCTTTAAAGACGCAGTTCATTCCACGGTACGAACTATCGGGGTTTTCGTTGAAGTAGTTCTTGTCCTTGCCCGGCACTAGTTCAAAGCCCTCTGAACGCATGGATTCAAGGGTGTCTTGAACGCCCTTCGCCCACTTATCGTCAGGGTAGGAGATGGTGTATCGAAGTGCGTCACCGATTCCTGTTGAAGCCTCTTCGATTGCCCCTCTTGGTGTGTCAAAAACGTCTTTTGAGTCAAGCAAAATCTTTCGAGTAAGGCTTTGGACTGTCTTTAAGCGGAATTCTGGCTTAATTGGTGTTCCACCAGTTTGGGCTGCTGCGCTTTGGATGGCACCAGTGATTCCACCAAACTTACCGTCACCAGTCTCCGCCTTCGAGGAGCGTGTGTAAAGCATCTTTGCGATTGAACGTGCGTAGCGATAGCGACTGCTGTAACTGCTTCCTCCGCCTTCGCCAACCGTGTACTGGTTCCCACGAAATGCGTGACCTGCGGACTCGCCCTTTTCAACAGGAAGTGCTGATTTTGTTGTGTCAAAAGTTTGGTCGGTCGGTACCGTAGCAACTTTTATATCCCTGGTCGGCGTAACGCCTGATGGCGTAATACTGCTAGAAGTTTCCCTCAAAGTTGGACGGGCGTTTGTCCAGTACGCATACTGGTCAGGAAATATAAGACCGCCACGGTTAAGTGCCATCATGTAGTCACGACTGGGCTCGTAGAGGCCGTCATACCCAGCAATTGCTGGCGTAGTGCTTGCTGACTTTGAACTGTCTCCCCAAAGCGCAATGCCTATAGCGTTTGCTTCATTTTGCGTGTAACCATTGTCTACAAGCATTTGCTTCAATCCGAGGCTGTCTGCTTCAGACTTACCGCCAACTGTTTCATCGCCAAGCATTGTCATTTTTGCCATGCCCTTTGAGCCAGCAACGTAAACATTGTCTGGGCTGTCAAAGCGATAGCGGAAGATTCCACCCTCACTGCTATTTGTGGCGTAGTCGTGTGGGGCAGAGCCTAGTTTTGACGATGAATAAAAAGCAGCACCCCATGCAGGGCCACCGTAACGAGGGGTGTCTCCATACATAAGGTTCGACATTTTTGCTGAAAGAGGCTGAGAGCCACTGCGTGTTGTCAATCCTGAGAAATAGCACGGGCTTGTCATCTTGTCGAACTCTGATGTCGGCACTACCTTTGGAAGAGCCGTGCATCCAATCATTCCAAGAATCGCAGCGTTTTCGGTATCCGCAGTTCCAACCTTTGCTTGCTTTTCAAGATTTTGACGATATGACTCTGGGTCGGTCAAAATCTTTGTCATATTTTGGTTGAACCTATCTACGTGGTCTGCTGGAACGCCAAGGAACTTGGAAATAGTCGAAGAGACTTCCACGGCTTTTTGTATTTTGGGGTCTAGCGCTGGTGCTGATTCTTCCCTCCCGCCTTGCGAAGAAGGAGTTTTTGAACGGCTCGCACGTTCAGAGGGGAGCGGGTTTCCATTTTCGTCGTACTTGACCCATTGGTTTCCGCCGAAACCGTGCCCCGGCTTTCGACCAGAGCCTTTTCCGCCCTTTGTTACCTCTAGAAACTTTGCTATTGAGTTTGGAATGTTTGACATTAGAGTTGATGCCTTCCTCTAAGAGAAACTGCTCGCATTTCAGTTGCCTTTGCGTTTTTTAGGCCGTCAAGAGCGGACTTGTAGTCAGATTGTGCTGATGAGTTCCCCGATGCAACTGCCTGGTCGTACAGTTTTTGATAGGAAGTAATTGCGTTCTCAAAAACATTTCTACTGATTCCGCTTCCATCATTTCCCGCACCATTTGTCGCAATGTATTCGTCAACCTTACTTGCAAAGTAGGGGGCGGAAACCTCCAAGAGATTCTGCGTTGCTTGGTCGTACTTTGCATTTACGTTGACAATTTTGTCAATGTTTTGAGCAATTTTTTGGGCGCCGTTAGTCGTTGTTAGGTCAAAGTTCCTAAATGAGGATTTTGCGGTTTCGTAATTACTTAGCGCTTGATTCGCTGATTGAAACCTATCGGAAATGCTTGCGCTTGAATCTTGTGAGTTTGCAAGTGCCGAGTCTCCGTCTGCAACGTACTTGTCTGTCTTGATTAAATTCTGAACCCCAGAAAGGCTTTCTTGCAGTGACTTCGCTTCCTGGAACGCACCTTGTCGGTAGATTCCGAGGCCAGAAACAAAGTCTTCTGAACCAGAGTTCATGTTTCTTGCATCAAGACCATCCACGGCTTTTGATGCTGAATCAAGAGCCGTGGATACAAGGGTGTATTTTGCCGACGGGTCGCTTTCGCTTTCAATTGACGGCAATTGTGATTTTGCTTTGTCAAGCGAAATAAGCCCTTGGGCATAACTCCTTGCGGAGTCGAGAGCATAAATCCTGCTTTGACTGTCATTCATTATTTTTGTTGTAAGCGTCGATAATGTCGGGTCATTTGTCTTGTATTTAATGCTTTGGGCTGTGTCGTACAGACTTCTTGCTGAGTCAATGGCGCTTTGTCCCAACGCTACAAATTTATTAATATCAGTTGCGGAGGAAAGATTTTTTATTGCGTCATCACTTGATGATTGAAGTGATGGTAGGTTTGCGATTCCAGACTTGACCGAAGTTTCTTCGGCGCTTTGCCTCAGACCGTTCAACTTATCGCTAACAGCCTTCTCATCGTCAGTCACGGAGTATCGTCTTTGCGGGGTGGCAAGACTTGTGGCCTTCAACGCTCTAATCGATTGTGTAAAAAGCCTTGACGACTGGTCCAGAAGAGCCCCCCTATTCGAGTCGTTTGAGGGGTCTTCTGCTTTGGTGGCTAGTTCATTAGCAAGTTTCTCGTATCCCTGTGAAACGGACGCTAATTGATTGTCTGCCGTTGTTGCTTCTGCTTTTAAATCGTTTGATTGATTGCGATAGTTGAGCGCTGTTTGATTGTCCCCGGCGACACGATAAGTTGCAGAAATGAAGTCCGCTATTTTGGACGCACTTTCCTCACTGCCCGATGAGAGAAATTTTACAAGGGACAAAGGACTAACGGGGTCTCCGTTTTGACCCTTTTCGATTTCTTCGGAAGCCGATGCCTTTTGGTCATTAACTGCTGAAATTGATTTTTGCAATGCGCTCTGGACTTCTGCCATTCGTGGCGCACGGATATTTCCACTCTTGTCAAGAAGGGTTCCGCCAGTTCCAGTAAGGGACTGAAAGCCTCTGTTTATTGCTTTTATTTGGCTATCACGGCTTACGCCTAAAGTGGCTCTTTTAATTTGTTCTTTTTGTTCATCTGTTTTAGCAAGAGCAGTTGCTTGGTTAAGCACGTCCTTTGCATCAAGGGATGAGTGAACCATTTGCGCAACGTTACCGACTGTTCGGTCTCCATTCCTGGAGTCAATTTCTTTGTTTTGGTAATAAGACTTACTTCCGAGTTCGGCTGCCGATTGGATGGCGTCATCAAACTTTTCGTATTGATTTCCATGGAAGGCGTGACCGGCCACGTCGCCTTTTTCAATCAAGGTAGGCGTGGTTTTGGTAAAAACAGGACTAATCCAGTTTTGGATTGCCTTTGTTATTGATTCGGAAGTAGACACGGTGTCCGTGCCCCTTACTAATTCTTCAGGCTGTTCGGGTAAAGAAGTGATTCGACGCTAAAAGCAGACTTGCTCATTGGGGCGCCACTTGAATCCTCTTCTGAGTCATCATTTGACGAGTCATCCTCAGAAGCACCCTCGTTTTTTCCCTCAGCAAGTTTTGTAGCCTTTGCGTTCTTTGCCTTACCCATTGCAACTGGTGTTGAACTGTCGTCCGATGAGTCGTCCGAAACGGTTCCGAGACCACCACAGTTTGAACACTGGTCGCTGTTGTCACCATTGCATGATGGGCAAAGTACGAGAAGCGATGCGTCCTTCTTGGTTGGCTTTGATGAGTCGTCAGCAGATGAGTCTTCGTCTGAACTGTCGTCTTCCCAAGGCTTCTTCCATTCAGTCTTTTGAGCCTTTGAAACCGAAGGCTTTGTCCACTCTTCTGGGAGCATGTCCACAGCGTTCAGTGCTTGTGCCTGACGGATGATGTGGCTCTTGGCCTTGGCGGGCGATGAAGCACGTCCAACCGACTGGATAGCGTTCTGCAAGTCACCCTTGTTTTCGATTGGGAATGAGCCGTCTGGGAGGGCCTTGCCTGCGTGAGCAAGTTCCATTCGCTTGGCGTTGCTGAATTCACGCTTCTCTACGCTACGGTTGTTGTCGGCCTCGGTTTGCATTTGGTTAATCTTTCCACGCAAACGACCGGCCTCTGAAGCGTGAGCCGAGTGGCCCTTCATGTCGCCAGCCTGACGTGCTTCTCCGGCCTTCTTTTCGTGGTCTGATGCAAGTTCTGCAAGACCCTCAATGGTCGAAGGGTCGCCAGCCTTTTCCAAAGAAAAGTCGGGAACCATTACACCGTTTTGGTTCATGATTTGCGAAGGCTTGACTTCAACGATGTCGTCTTCCTTGGTTGTTTCGCCCTCTGGAACCGAAGAGTCTTCTTCGACCATCTGGCCGTAACGGTTTGGAATCTTTCCCTTTGCCAGGTCGTTTAGTGAATCGACCGTAGCCTGTGCGAGGCCAAAAGCCTTGTTCGCAACTGCGAAGTTCTTGTCTGCTTCACGGAAGCCAGCGAGTGCGTTGTTATATGCCTTCTGAAGGGCGTCCTTGTTCCAAGCGGACTTAGATACTGCCTCAAAGTAAGCAACTTCAGTGGCCTTCATTGTCTCTTCGGCCTTTGCAAGGCGGAACGAAGCGTTGTCGAGGTCGACACGGGCAACGCCGAGTGCTGAATTGGCCTTGGCAATCTGCTTCAGGGCGATGTTTACGGTCTCGCTCTTGGCGACTGTTTGCTCAAAGGACACCGTTGTTGGGTTGCTGTTTGCGACACGAATCATTTTGGAAAGTTCCTTTCGTTTCCTTGAAAAATGCTACACCTAGATTTGGAAAATGGGGTTTTGTCTAGCCCTCGTTGAGCATTGACTGAGCAACACGGTCACGGGCGCTTGGTTCATAGTTAGCAGCACGTTGAGTTGCTTGAACTGCTGGTGCCCAAACATCGTCATCCTGGGTCTTGCTTGCAGGCATGTTGTAGATTGCGTTCCACTTCTTGTAGGCGAGTTGGTGCAGTTTTGCACCCTTATCGTCCCCACTCGACTGAGCCTTGCTTGCAAGTAAAGCATGCTGTTGCGCCATTCTCAGGGCGCCTTGCTGGTCATGAGCCGTTGCGAAGAAAGCGCCATCAGAGAGAAGGGATTGACGTGGAGTCCATCGGTTTGGGTCTTCCTGACGTACTGGTGCTTTTTCGCCCCCGCCTTGACCGCCTGTGTACTGGTTTCCATTAAAAGAGTGACCAACCATTGCGCCCTTGGAGACGCCGAGGAGGTTTTCCGTTGAGAAAGGGTTTGACATTATTAGACCTCTGCTACTGCGAGCGTTCCGCCCGATGCGCTACTGATTGCGGTTACGGCACCATTGAATGTGGTGAAGTTGACCGATGCGTTTGGTGCAAGGATGATTCCAGTTCCAGCAACTGCGGTACCGCCAAGAGACAGGGAAATGGTTGTCGAGCCAGTGTTGGTGAACCAGCATTGAATACGGTTCTGGTTTGAGGCGAGAGCCGTGACGCTTGTGGTGCTAACTGAAACATTGGCGTTTGGTGTGTTGGCTACCGTGTTCGACAAAACGGAGTTTTGGTTGTTGTACATAATTGTTTCCTTTGATTAGTCGTTCTTGGTTGCTGACTGCTCGGCCTTGACCTCTGCGTACTTTGCTCGCTTTTGAGCGCAGTCCGCTTCAGAAGTGCATGGAGCATCGCCGTGCATCTTGTGCCAGTTGTCGTGGTCTTGGTCGTGACGCATAACAGTTTCTAGTGATTCGTTTGCATCCTTTGAAACGGCGGATGAAAGACGGTTGTTAAACATCGTGATAAGGCTTCCGTTGTCCAGTCTTACGGCTGTCTCACGGCTCCAGTCAACTGGCTTGTATGCGCCTTCAACGTTTGTAGGAACACCGTCACCACGAGTCTTTACTTCGCTTGGGTGAACAACCGTTCCTTCCCTGTTGCTGTCAACGCCCGAGCCTTCGGAAACACGAACTCGGTCGCCAACTTTGAGGCTTCCTCTTCCGCCGTATGATTGTCCTGAAGTAAACTGGTTTCCGTGAAATGCGTGTCCCGCTACGTCGCCTTTGGTAAGTGGGTACAGAAGAGCATCGGTGCTAAAAACCGAAGGGGTTGACTTGTTGATTTCGTTGGCTACGTCGCCTTCGGCACGTTGCTGAACCTTCAGGTCGATAATCTTTGAGCGAATTCGCTGAGCCTCGTTGACGTGGTGGGCAACAGTTTCGGAGTCGCCCTTTGCCTTTGCTTCTGGGATTGCTTCGTCGTGAGCCTGGGCCGCTTCAAGGTAGGAATTAATCGCACTGTCAAAGTCCTTGTTCATTGCGTACTTGTCGCCGGTCTTTTCTGCGTTCGCCTTTGCAATCTTGTCTTCCCCCTTCAGAATTGGGAAAAAAAGTTCGTTTGTGCCGAAACCAGAAGACTTCTTGAAAGTAGAAGCGCAGGAGTTTGGAATTGTCGAAACGTTTGGATTGTTCGATGCGTCAATTGAGTCGTAGTAAGACTTGGCACGCTCGGTTGCTTCAACTGATGAGTTGAAAGCCTGACCAGCCAATTGGACGTACATGTCACGGTCGGCGTGGTCTGTGCGTGAAACTTGTTCGTACAAGTCCCGGGCAGCAAAGTAGGCGCTTGCTGCGGTTAGGCAGAAGTCACCGGCGTTCTTCAGGTCGCCATTCTGTGCTGAAATGTTTGCCTGGTTGCAAAGACCATCTGCAATAGAAATGTTCTTTTGCGCCATTGCGGTCAACTCGTTAGCAGTTGAACCACCGTAGTTCTTTACGATTTGGAATGGGTTTGTCATTGGTTTCTCCTTATGACAACGAAGCAGACAATTGCCATTGCCACTTGTTGTGTTGGTCGATTCGGTCTGCGAGGAAGTTCATGATTCCTTGCTGATTTTGTGCATTTGCCATTTGGAAGGCAATGTTTAGGCTTGTTAGAACGACTTCGTTTGCACTTAGAAGGTCTGGTACAAGAGTTTCCGGCGTGTAATCCGATGGTTGCGAGTCATCAATACTCGAACGTGCCGATAGGTCGCTCATTCGGAAGGGTGCGTAACCATTTGTTTTGCGGATGCACTCTGCCATTGGGTCAAGGCTTTCCAAAACGTCTTCGTAGATTTCCTCGAACTTGGCGTGCCACTGTGGGAAGTCCATTCCCGTTACGTTCCAATGGAATCCGTGGGTGCGGTGGTAAAAAACAGTGGCGTCTGCAAGTGCATTTCCCAGTGCCATTGGGAGTGTTGTTGCTGGGGTCATTGTGCTACCTGCGCTACTGGTTGTTCTGTTGGTGCCGGGGTTGCCGAGTATGAGGGGTCTCCCGTGGAGACACGAACATTGTCGATTGTCGTAAGGGCTTGCATGCACTTGTCGACAGCGGAGTCGGCTGTTGCACGGGCTGATTCTGCGGTAGTGCGAAGTCCCTGAATCTCTTCCTGGGTCGCATTTTGCTTTACAGCACGGGCGTAGTCGTGGATTGCCTTGTTCGCAATTTCGCAAAGATTACCGGCGTGGTGAAACATCGAATAGTTTTCTTTTGCTTCATTTCCAAGGTTTTTGTTCTTGTACCCGCCTGGGTTTTGGAGTTTGCTGGCTGCTTGGGAGGAGTGGTAAGCCGCTTCGTTGAGTTGACGCATTGCTTCGCCGTAGTCTGAGGTGCGAAGTGCGGTACTTGCAGACATTACGGCTGATTTTGCGCTGTCGAGATTCTGGGCGTAGTTAAATGTTTCCGTGCCCGGGCGTGAATCGTGTGTTTTACCTGCGCTTACACCGTTGGTGTATCGGTTGCCTCGAAAAGGATGCCCAGGATGCTCGCCCTTAAAGATTGATTCAAACCACGCTGAGATGGCTTCGCTTGTTGAATCGAGCATTGGACTTAGACATTTCTCTTCTAGTAGGGCAGTTACTTATGAAATCTTACCTCTATATTTACGAAATGTCGGTTCGGTTACTGCGGTGTAGACCCGTCCTCGCCCAGCCCGAAAGACGAAACTCTTTCTTCGAGGTTATTTGCGAATTCCGCAAATTGCAATCGAGAGAATGTTTTAATCAATTCTGGCGAGACACTCTGGTCTAGTTTTTCCTGCGCTTCAAGCGCCTTGGTGATTTTTATAGCCCTTCGTGCGGACTTTGAGTCAGTGGATGAACTTTTTTTATTCACTTCCCCGTGCGATTCGCTTGCATATCCCATTTTTTGGGCATAATCGGAAGCGGAACTTAGGGCATCGTTCCAATTCAGCCCAATTCGGTAGACAGGAAGGTCGAGTGAGGGGTTTGCAATTTTGATTCCAACCGCCCCAGCCCAGGTGTGGTTTCCGTCAATTATGTAGTTATCTTTTGAGATAAGAATTGGCTTTGTCTGTGGAATCCCGGCCTCTTTGTAGGTGTGGTACATCCATCCGGCTTGCGTTCCTGATATTTGGCCTTGAATCGTCTTCAGGTCTCTTGGGTCGACGTTCTCTTTTTCCACCGAAACGCCCTTTTCGTTTCTCAGGTAATCAAGGAATCCGTCTCGCTTGCTTGGTGGGATTTGTGGCATATCCGAGCGTAAGTAGCCCTTGCCATCCCCGCCAAACATTTCCTTACCGTCAACACGAAGTTTGCTGATGTCTGGTTGTCCGTTATCCAGTTCTTGCATCCCCTGGAGGAGGTTTGGAACATCTGCTTCGTGGATATTTGGGGTTTCCCCGCTTTTCAATTGGTCAGAGATTTTCCCTGCCCAGTTTTTGACTGATTCTGGTGAACCGTCTTCTGGGGAACTGTAAGAGCCCTCACCACCAGTCCACTGATTTCCGTGAAAGACGTGGCCCTCTACATCGCCCTTTTCCACTCCGACCTCATATGGAATCTTTGCTTGGTTGAAGGCGTTATTGAAGTCGTTGCTTACGTTGAAGTCGCTAGGGAACCACTTGGGCAGGTAGTTGGGGTCTGCTGTTTTCCAATCCTTGCTCTTGGCGTAGAACTGTTTTTGTGTTAGGTAGATGTGCGTTCCATCTCCCCTAAAATCAACACGGTCTACAACAAATCGCCCGCCAGTCAATAACTGAGTTCCAATGTGTTCTGGGTCAAGTGCTGAAAGTTGCGTTCCAATAGTTCCAGCGGGTGCGTGTAAATAAACGGCTTCGTTTGGATTTCGACCATACCGATTTGCCCATTGGTCGGCGTTTTCGCCAAACCCCGTGCCTTGTTGGTTAGCCCACGATGAAAGGGGCAAGTCCACAGTTTTACCTTCGGCAAACTTCTCCATAAAAGCATCTTTTGCGCCCGATAACTTGTCCAAAACTAAACCACGCTCAACCTCATTCGCCACGGGTGCAGAGCGTTCGCTAACTGCTTTCATAAAGTTATTAGCGTCTTGCTTCGCTTGCTGAACTTGTGCGTGGCTAAGTGGTATTGGTTCTACATAGGTTCCGTTTAGGTCTTTCCATTTTACTTTGTCACCAGCACTTAGTGTTTCACCGCCCATTCGTTTGTTTAGTTCGTATGCAAAAGCACTTTTGCGAACCAAATCTTCTTTGCTTGGCGAACCTAAGTATTCCAACCCCTCAGGGGCGTATCTAAATACTCCAAAATACAAGTTAGCAAGTTCTTTGGCTTGCCCATCACCAACTTCCCACTGATTACCGTGGAATTCGTGACCTGCGACATCGCCCTTTGCCAATGCACGATTTATCGGCTCTGCTGATACGCCAGTATCAGTATTAACTTTCTGGTTTGCAAAAATTTGGTCGCCAGTTGAAGTTGGCGCCGTTTCTCCCCACGAGGCGTAGGTGTCGCTCATTTGCAAGATGGAACGGTCATAAACCATGACATAACCAGAATTGGTATACTTGTAACCGCTAAGTGCGTCCGAGGAAGTTTCGTTAAGTCCTTCCGCAAGTAGGTCGGCTGTTCCCTTATCAAACCCGTTTTGTTTTAACAAATCGTTAAAGTTTGCCTCTTTGGAAAAGTTATAGTTTACGCTCCTGCCACTTCCAGCGTTGCTTGCGTCTGGGTTAGACCAGTCAAGCCTCATCTGCAAAAGCATATGGTCTCTAGCGTCGCCACGCTCGTTGGCGTACTCAACCGCTTCGCTTGGCAACTCGCTGGTGTAGAAGGCTGTTCCGTAAATTCCCCCACCGTATGTTGGGTTGTCGCTGTGCGCAAACCCCGCAACCACTTCTGCGCCTTTCCCTACGGGCGCTGAAAGTCCAGTAAATAATCTTTGATATTCGTCGCCCTTTGAAAACTCCGACTCACTTACAACCGAAGGTTTACCTAAGTTGCCGAGCATTGCCATAACTGCTTTCGCAGGGTCTGGCTTTCCGTTGGTTGGAAATTCGGCAAGAGCCTTTTTAAAACCTTCTGGGTTGCTGATTATTTTGGAAAGGTTTTCCGTGTAGTTTTCTTTTTCTTCTGAATTAATGGTGTGGTTAGACCACTCCGAACCCTCTATAGAGCGGGTTGTAAAAACATTATTTAAAATAAAATCTTTTGACCTTGCAAAGGCTTTGCCACTCTCACCATTTTCGTATTGATTTCCATGAAAAGGGTGTCCTGCAACATCGCCTTTTTTCACCTCATCTTGGCTGTTGAAGTGTGCGACCATTTTCTTTGCCCATGAGTAGCCAGCATCGCCACCCCAAGCGTCCCAAGCGACACGCCCAGGTGATGGGAAGCCGTTTTCCCCGGACTTAAACCCCTCGGCCTTTTGGTCTGGTTGGTGGCGGTCGAAATACGCCTTCATACGACGAAGGGTTTTCTCAGAAATACCGTGAGCATTTGCGAGGTCGCTTGCCCGCCTTCTTCCGACATTGGTAAAACCACTACCCGCCTGGCCGTCTTTTATCCATTCCAAAGCACGTTTAGCAGCGGATTGAACCCCACTAGGGGGTGTAAAGGTTTCTCCAGACATCGGACTCTCCTAGTTGGAAGGAGCCGTCTGCGCTACTGGGAATGTGGGAGGTGTTTCGTCGGTTTCTGGCATGTCAACTTCGATGCCAGCGCCTGTTCCGCCAATTGAGTATCCACGGATTTTGCCCTGCTTGACCAATTCCCACGCCCATGGCTTCCACTGAACTCCGAGGAAAACCGTTCCAGGGGGGAACTTAACGTTTGAAACCGAGCCTGTGTCTGCCTGAATCATTGGGACTTCGACTTCGTGAGGCCATGTCATGGCTTCAAGCCATTCTCCAGCAACGATGTCGACGTTGTGTTGCAAGCGGATATCACGGTCGCCGTTCTTCACATATCCCCAAAGGGCTTGCTGAAGTTCTTGCGGGTCAGTCCACTCTCCGTGTGCATCGCCACGGTTTGGAACGTACCAAGGCCCGAGTGTGTAGCGTTGCTCTGCATCTTTGCGAATCGTGTTCGGGATGCTGTCGTCCTCTACCCCTGAACTCTTTGCAACCTTTGACTTCTTGCTTCGCTTCTTGCGACCATCTGACCAAACTGGGGTGTCAACGTGAACGCCCTCTGCTGTTGGTCCGCTTGCGGGTGCGGGTGCGGGCGCAGGTGCGCCTGCGTCGCCATCCTTTTGCAAGGTGTTCTTTGGAACCGTAATTCCAGAGTCGCCAGCGAGGTCAATCTTTGACGAGTCGTCTGAACTGTCTGAACCGTCTGAGGCATCCTGAAGTTCTGCACTTGATGCGCTTGATGCACGAATTAATACGGGAACCATGTTCAACTTGCACCAGCCCGTTGGCTTGCAAGAAACCGCAACCCAATCGCAACCGTTGTCGCCCTGGGCAATGCAATTGGCGCATGTCATGCCAAGTGAAAGTTGTGGAGAAATGTCAACGTAATTGACATCGCTTGATGGGATTCGGCCAAGTTCATCAACCATGTCGTCTAGTGATTCTGCAATCTCAACTTGCCATGGGTCGAGGCCGTCTTTCCAATTCTCGCCCAGAATCGAGTCGTCGCTCGATGAACTACTCGAAGAAGACGAACTGCTTGAACTTGAAGAAGAACTGCTGTCATCTCCAATAAAGAAAATTGGAACTTCAGATGAGTCGTCGCTCGAACTTGAAGAACTGGACGAGTCGTCACTTGAAGAAGATGAACTGCTTGACGATGAAGAACTGCTTGAACTTCCGTCGCTTGAAGAAGAATCACTAGAACTTGAAGAACTGCTTGAAGATGACTCTTCGTCTTCGTCCGATGAGGAAATTGAAGAACTTGACGAACTGGATGAAGAATCAGTAGAACTTGAAGAATCACTAGAATCTTCGGCCTTTTTGCCCTGAACTGCGCTAAGAATTGATGCGACTGTATTGGGGTCTAGTTTTACCTGAACGGCGTCGCTGGTCGTCGAACTTGAAGAACTGTCGTCCTCTTCTGGGACGGGGGATGGGGCCATTGTGAACGGGAAGCCAATTGCCTTGTTCAAATAACGCTCCCATTCAGGGGTTTCCGACGAGCCACTGTTTGGAACAAGAACGAGAGAGATTTCCTGGCTGTCTCCAGCAAGGGCTAGAAGGTCTGCTGATGCGTAGCCTTCCTTCATCAGTGCTTCGGCGCTGTCACGAACTTCTAGTGCTACAGACTTGTTGGTAGCGATTCCGACAAGGGATACGCCCGAAACAACATCCACGACGTTCATTTTTTCCATTGAGGCTCTCTCCTTGGGTGATTTGTAAACAATGCTATCTCACTGTTTACAAAAACCCGTTTAGTTAGCGGATTGGACGCTGTACACCCTTGGGTGCGGAGGTCGGCGAAACTCGACGGAGTTTGGTGCCAGTCTTCTTTGGGGTGGAAGACTTAATCTTTCGGATTCTTAGCGTCATGATGTCGACCTCTGGTTGTTAGTGAGGGGACCGCTCATGCCACTTGGCGGACGCTTTATTGTTCCACCAGTGGTGATGTTTCCCTTTTTGCCAGTTGGCTTCAAGTTTGGCGGTGCCTCGCCGGTGTACCCAGCCGAGGTGATATTTGCCTGTAGCCCTGAGCCACCTGATTGGTCACTCAAACCACCTTGTGGGTTTTGGATGTCTGTAACCTCAGTGCCTTCTTGTGAAGATGCGTCGATTGAGCCCTGGTTTGCAGTCATGCCTGGCTCTTCGTCGGATGTCATCATGCCATCTGCATAGCGCTGATTTTCCGCAGCGCCCTCTGGCTCTGCACGGAATCCTGGCAAACCAGCCAATTCTCGCAAGTATTCTTCGAGGTTGTTGTCTGGCGTAATGAGTTGGCTCTGCGAAAGGTTGAGCAAGAACGCACCAAGTTCCTGGAGGTCGATTGCTGAAACCTGACCATACGTCAAGGTCGGCATGCGTGATGAGTCAAAACCGTTGAGTGCCATAAGTCGTGGAATGGCGTGGGTGTTGAAAATCTCCGCAATGAGTCGAATCCATGATTCAACGGCTGCGACGAAGAGGTCTACTTTGGAAGTTCCGAGGGCGAATGAACCAACCGATTCGTGTCCAAGCATGATGAAGTCCGCAAGAACCGTCATCGCAATGTGCTGATTGTAACGAGTAATGATTTGGTCAGTGTTGAACTGACGTGTTCCGCCCGAGTTGAGCAACTTGAAGTCCACGAGTGGCTTGCCGTTTTCGTCGAAAAT